AGCAACATTAGGTGTTGTATATGGAATGCTAATCATGTTAACCCAACCTGGTCTGGTTGTAATGTTGGAAATTTTCATTTCATCATAATTCTGATAAATGGGTCCAGCATCAATTCCATTATCCACATTCAGTCCATGGGTATTTGAAAAATCCACACCATTAGCATGAGAAAAATCAGTTAAAATCTGACTGCGAACAACAGTAGTACGATTAGCTGTGCGAGGTTTATCAAGACCAAACAAGGCCATGGTTGCTGCAACATCCTGGATTGTACCAGCTATACGGCCAGCTGTCTCCATAGCAGTGCCAACACCCTTCATCGCAGTCTCAACATACGTTTGTTCCAAACTAGAACTATCAACACCAGCAAGGCTTTTCGACATAGCCTCTCGGGCTGATGAATTCATATTATGGGCAATACGATGTGGTTTTAGAACAGGTTGTCTAACAGACGGAGTATGACTACCACCTCCATGCGACGATTGCATCACAATATCAACAACTCTAGCTGGAAATTCATCTGGTTTGACGTTTGGCAAATAAGGTGGGGGTTGTAAACAAGGAATATCAACACCCTCTGGGAGTGATATACGCATAGCTAACTCTCCATCCTCACGACGTACAAGCTTTGACTCAAACACAGGTTTCTTTTCCTTGGGAACATGTCGTCCAGCACCTTCGCCGGATTGCATGGAGATTGGACTATCAGCAACAAATGGATCCATCATTAAACCTGACGGTAAATCATACTTGCTATCTGGTTTAGGATGTCCGTAAGCAGGACCAAACACAGTAGGAGCTGCATAGGGAACATCATGTGGCATCATACAAACCGCATCAACCAATCTACCATATATTTCATACGGACATGTCGTAACAGTAGAAGAACTGTTCAGTCCACTACGGAGAAAATTCTCTACATACAATCTGCACTGTGCAAGAGCATTGGAATTGTAATTACGTGTTTCCAAATGAATATTTGGGTGCTCATATGGTATGAGTATTTTAGCGGAAGTTGCTGCAGAGGCGGAAATTAAGGTACCACCTAACCACCAGCGTGATGCTTGTGTAGCAAACACATTGTCTGATGACATGTAATGATTAATGCTTGTAAAAAAAGACAATAATCCTGCATTTGCAACGCTAGAGTTCAAGTTAATAGTGATCTCAATACCACATTTAAAATACTTGTAACCCTTTAGCTTGTCAGCAATAAAAGGTTTGCTAACAATATCACCAGGCAAATTAAGGGTAGCTAATAAAGTTCCAGTACCTTGAGAACTATCCCAAACACCTGATGCCAACAAGTATGTACGACAAAGGGATTCATCCAATGGATATTCCTCCATAGTACTTCCTTGTTGCAATTGGCTCAGAATTCTACCAGAGAGAGTTGAAGTAACAACATCCCCTGTAGTAGTGACTGCACCAATACGAGTGTGCTCAACAACATCGGGCTCATCGACAGCCCTTGAAATGTCACGATCCGCGTGATCACGACCATTAATATCAGTATAAGTTCCTACATGACCATTTAGGGTGTGTACACCTTGATTTATTTTTTTAAGAGTAGATAAATCGGCACTCTGTAAATGGATTGCGTAATCCGTAGTATTGATCTCTGGATTAGGATCAAAACTATAAGCCTGAGTCCATGTATAACGCATAAATTTTTCAGCCGTGTACATAGTTTCAAAATAATGATCATATGTTTTCGAACGGCCTTGCATGGCTCGGAAAAAGCTGGGGTTCATTTTCCCCTCATCAACTAAACTCTGACAATGTTTATACAATCGATCTTTCCACATATCAAATGTTTCACGACCATGGTGACTCATTTCTATAAAGAATGAATCTATTGTACTCAAAGTTTTGAGTTCATCAAAAGCACGACCTTTAATCCAGTAGGTCGACTCAACAATAACTGGTATCTCAAGGGGGGCACGACATATGTTCATGTCCATACGAAACTTACGCCCGAGATAACTCAAATTGTTGATATCATAAGTAACGTCAAGATTATCTGACTTATCCACAGCAGTGTATATCATATTGAAGCGCCGTTTAAGATGTCCTGCAAATTCTTTAATTGTAACACCGCTACGTGAGATTACATGAACGTTATC